ACCGTCACCTTCTAAATCAAGGTGCTCGTCAAGCATTTCGCCAAGTTGATCTAATGCTTCTTGGCCGTTTTTCTCAGCTTCTTTAAACAGTTCATCGTAAACTTCTTCGCTAGACCATCCACGATATTTAAAGTCTTGGAAGCAGTCTACAATCTTAGGCTTTGTACCAATGCGATCGTCAACAAGTAGATTGTTAACAATATAGTCAGCAGCAATGTTGTACAGCATAGGATTACGATCATCTCGGCGCCCCAAGTGATCATATACCATGTGTAGGATTTCGTGCGCAATAACAAACTCAACTTCTTTATTGTCCATTGCATTAAAGAACTGAGTGTTAAAATACAGTTTACGTCCGTCTACAGCAGCGGTCATAAGCCAGTCATCAGCAGCTTCGATCTTAAGACGTGTTGCCATGTTACCAAAGAACGGATGACGCAACAACAGTCCTACACGAGCAGTAATAATACGGTCAAGTACTTCAACACGCATTGCTTCTAATGCTTCTGGAGTAATATCAGGATCTGGCTGCCAGTTCTTAAGCTTGCTTTGTGTTTTTTTAGTAGACATAGATAACCTCTTTGTTTGCGCCTATGTTTTAATATAGCATTATTTACAATATAAGTCAACCACAGAATAAAAAAATGGACGACCGAAGCCGCCCATTATGCGCCGTTTAAGCTGATTGCGCAGCTTTGATGTATTTTCCAAAGCGATCATGGAACTCATCGAAGCACTCAACTTCGTCTGGATCGATTGGCAGTTCGTACTGTGTTAGTGCAAGCTTAATACCCATAACAACCAGTTCGGTGTCAAAGTTATCCATTGCAAAGCGCAGGAAGTTGTTGACTTTGTCATCAAACTTCTTGTCGTTTTTGTCGCTTGCTTCCTTTAGCTCGTAGCACAAAGACACTGTCAAAGAGTACATAGCACTGATCTCTTTAGACTTCATTTCTTTGATCTTACCAGCAAGAATCTCGCTTGGATCTGGCATACTAGATGCAATCTTACGGTGTGCCATAAACTTAACAGCAAGACCTTCACCAACTGCACCTGCAACAAGATCTGTTGTAGTTACTTCGTCGATGTTGTCTTCCAGCAGTTCGCTTACAAAACTCCAGCTACGTGGAGTAGCAAATGAACGGCTGGCGCTTTTAGGATCAAAGTCATACAAGTCTTGTTTAGCAAATTGCAAGTAACCTACAACGTCTTGGTGCACTTTGTTGTCAACTGCCCAGCTAAACCAGTCGCCAAAGTCTACAGCAAGTTCCAAGTGTACAAAGCGGTTAGCAAGCGGAGCAGGCATACGATATGTAACACCTTTGTCTGCTTCGCGGTTACCTGCTGCAACAATCATAACATTGTCTGGCAGCTTGTAAGTACCGACACGACGGTTGAGAATCAACTGATATGCTGCCGCTTGTACAGCAGGTGCAGCACTGTTCATCTCGTCAAGGAACAATACAATGTTGTCGTACTTTTCTGCCATTGCAGCATCGGGCAACTCTGAAGGCGCACCCCACACCATAGTACCTGAGTTGCTGTCAAAGTAAGGAATACCTTTGATGTCTGTAGGCTCCCAAAGTGACAAACGAATGTCGATAAGATGAGAGTTTGTAAAACTATCAGCAATCTGTGCTACAATATCGGATTTACCAATACCTGGAGGACCCCAAAGAAAGATTGGGCGTTTTTTCTGCATAGCAACACGGAGGCTGTTTTTTGCTTTGTTAGGGCTAAGTGTACGTGCGTCTGACATTGTATGTTCCTTTAAACTGTCTATGTTGTGTCTTTCTATACAACAGTTATAGCATTAAGATACGTAGACGTCAACCATCTTTTTGACGGTTCATTGCTTTTGTTAAGCCATATTTCCTCAAATCACCACTAAACAACCCTAGTTCTACAGCTTTACGTTCGTTGGTAACTGTAATACTGCGGTTTGTTAGGTAATAAGGACAATCAATAAACTTGTCCAAGAATATAATAATTTGTGTAGTAATAGGCATATCTCTAGGATATGGTATATCGTATGTGGTAAGTTCTATCTGCCTGACTACATCAAACCCTTCGTCAGTAAGTCGCAAACCACCTTCTGTTTTTTCTCTGGTGTTGTACCACCATATAGGCATAAACTCCTTGACATTGATATCGTTGTAACTTTTGCCCAACTCTTTCAAGAACAGTTTGGTATAGACAGTTTTGTTAGTCATTGCTGTTTAATATTTCGCCTGATGTTAGTTTTACTACTGTAAACTCTTGTGATTTGAACATTTCGTTGAGTTTTTTAGCAAGATTAAAAGCGTGACCAGGATTTGAAAAACTAGTTTTCTTATACTTAGGACCAGGATAACTAGTCAATGCATTAGAGCTTTTTAAGTTAAACGGTTTGTTTTGATAGAAAACAGCCCAAATTGCTTCTGCATCTAATACTTGTTCGCACTTATATGTGGTGCTGTTAGTATATTCTAACAATACATTTGGTTTAGGCCGACTCATGATAACTCCTATTATATACGCATATATTTATCTTTTTAAAGTTAACTGGGAGTTTATTTCCATTCGCCGCTGTCCATTGAAACTTCGATAACTTGTTCAGATTGCATTTTTTCTACTTGAGCAGCAATAAACTTCTCTGTGTCACCGTTTAGCCTAGCCATAGTAATACCTAGTGTATACGCTAATGTTTTAGCAGTATTAATATCCATGCGTACTTCTTTGGCTCTACCAGCTTCAGCACTTTGGACCTGTTGTATAAACTGTTGTATTGGTGATGTATTAATCGGTTCTGTTGACATTACTAAGTGCTGCTTTCATTTCAAACTCTGTTTTGAACGGTCCAACATATTCATTACGTTCTACTGTAATCAGCTTTGGACAATAGCTTTTAAGCCAGTTTACATTAAACTTGATCAAATAATAACCTGCACAATAAACACTTTTAGATTTTGAACTCTTAGTGAACAGTGGCAAGTTCCTTTTGATATCATACATACTATTATATGGAGTAGTGCGTGTTGGATATCCGTGAACGTCTCTACTGTTAACAGTTTCTCCAGCAATCTTTGCTACAAGAAAGTTTTTACCAAACTTTTTCTTTAGTTGATTTTCTGATTTATAAAACTCGATCTTGCCTTTTTGTGTAACCACAAAACCTTCATCGTTTTTGGCAAGGGTGCCCACTCTTACACCTTCATCTTCTACAATCCAAAACTTATCGTCTAGCACTGGTTTAGCTTTAATACTCATACTTTTTTATATCTCGCTTGTAAAGGGTCTGCAAAGCTTTGTGCTTGGTCTGCAATACGTTGCATATCCCATTTAGCACAGAACTTCATAAGTCGCATACCAACTTGTGATATGTCTTTGGGTTCTACTTCTGCAATAGTATTATCGATTATCTCTCTAATATCTGCAGGTTGTGCTGTAAGATCGCACAATGTAACATTGCGTGTGTAATCATCTAGCACACGATGTTCTTCTCCGTTGTGATCGGTCCAACGCTGTAGCATCATGTTGTTCCAGTTAAAGCCTTTTGTAGTTTTATCTTCAAAAGCTTCGATTAGTCCGACTTTGTTCTTTGTGCCTTTCTTTCTAACACCTGGATAGGCGCTAAACACGTTGTCACTAGTGTCGCCACGCATACACTTTTCAAACAACATGAATTCAGGATCTGGAGCAGGCTTTGGTTCCTTTGTCTTCTTATCCAAGACGGGCTTTCCTTTGTCATCAAAATATCCTTCTACTGTAATAGTAGTATTACTTACCCCGTTGTACTGACGTACATTAGGCGCAATCAACTGTGCAAAGTCACCGTCTGTAGAGATAATAACATGATTGTCGTTAGGATGTGCTTGTACCCAACCTGCAATCAAATCATCAGCTTCTAGTTGCGGATGCCGCATAACAGTGCAGTTAGTCTTTTCACTTACAAAATCTTTAAACTCGTCAAAGATTTCCCAAAACGCTGTATCTTCTTCTTGCTGTTGTGGCGTAAGAGCATCACGTGCTTCTTTGCGGTTGCGCTTGTAAGGCTCGTAATAGTCTTTGCGCCAGCTACGTCCTTCTAAACAGAACACAACATGAGTGCCATTAAAATCTTGCCAGGCTTTTTTAACACTATTAAGTGTAATATGCAGAGCCATGCCTACTTTTGTATCAATGTCACCACGCACTACATGTCTTGCTCGAAAGAATGTATTTGCTGTGTCTACTAGAATGTATGTATTCATGATACTTCGCTTTTTCCTTTTGCTATTGGTACTACATTAATATAGCCGGCATTTCTATTTGTGTCAAGTCCATCTTCGGATAAAATGTTATAGATAACATCTTTGAACCAACGATCTACAACTTCTTCTTGAGGATCATCTTCAAAGCCATAACCTTCTTCGATTAGTTGTTTAATAAACAAATCATTCCAGTCTAGCTCAAAAAATCCATTGCGAATGTTGTCTTCATTGACTTGAACATCTAGTACATTAACCCATGCCTCGCCCTTTTTTGTAGCATATGCTTTTGGATCTTTCTTTTTGAGAAGCGCCATTTCTTCTTCTTTGATACGTGCTTCTTCTTCTTTGATACGTGCTTCTTCTGCTGCTAGTGCTTCTTCTTTTGCAGTAATACCAGTTAAGTCTCTTACTTTTTTATTCCACCAACCCATTATGTATCCTCCTTCATATATGCTACATGCTGTGTAATCTCAGTTACTTCGATGTATTTAGGTTCTGCATACGTAGAAGTGCCTTGTACATTTACACGAGCGTAAA